ATTAAAATACAAAAATAGGGCCATGCCTCCTGTCAGCATTCCCTCGGTTGACGTATATCGACTGTATAGTCTTATTGATCGAGTAGTATTTACTGATAGAGCAAGAGCCTTTGAGGTATGAAGCACTCCGTTTTTATAGGCTTGCTGACTACCATTTGACCAGGCTAATGTGGCAACCGTGGGGACTGTCGAATCAAGGAAACTAGCTCCTATTGGAGTCGTATCAGCAATCTCTACTCCGCCGATATACCAGCCAAAAGTTGCTTTCCCGCCAGCAGTATAAAATATGTCTCTATTTGTTGCAGTTTCTCTATCCCAAAAATACTCAAAAGTACCGATTCCTACTTTATTTTTTGCAATGAAAAGAATAGTGCCTTCTGGTCCAATCCGCGTAGGCGGAAGAACTACACCGCCAGAGGTTGCGGATACAGCGCGCTGATATACCCCGTTAGAATATACAAACGGGGCTAACCCACTCCCATACTCATTGGCTTGATTTCTAGCTAAGGCTAATCCATTTGTTAGCGGATTACTCCAGTCAATCTCGACCGGAGTCTGTGGCTGGGTATATCTGATCCCCATTTTCCCGCCTTAAATCGTGGTCAACTCTTGCGCGTATGCCTCAACCGTAATTGCATTTGTTGCGCCATTCAGAATCGTGACATTAACAAACATGCCTGGGGCTGGGATCTCGCACACGAAGTCATTGACGCTGTTTGCCACTGTGTCGCCTGCCACCTGATAAAACTTGCGCTTCACGCCTGTCGCCTCGCCCACATAAAACGTTACTGTTGGTGCCGTCGTTGGTGCCGACGCTCCATTGGTCAACTTAACGCATACTAGCGCGCCATAGGCTGTGCTCAAATTAAGCTCGGTTCCATTGACCGAAGTTGCAGCAGCCAGCGATTGTGAGGTCAGCAGAGTGCGTGAGGTTTTAGTGGCCGCCATTATTTGAGACTCCCATCAGGATTAAACATGGCATCAGCGACTTGCTCAGCGGTAACAATATCCGGCCCCATCGCCAAGCCCTTGAGCGCATCTGCTACAGCCTGCGGCATAACACCCCCCGCTGCGAGCGCATCCAGTTGTGCTTGTGTCGCAGCCGCGCCGATGTTCAGTTCGCCACGATCCAGCAGTTTTAGTGCCCATTTCACCGGGCTACTGGTTGCTGCTAGTGCGGTCAATCCATCAAGAAACGCCGATCCAGCTTCTGCACCCAAAACTTCCAGCACCGTTCCATAGCCGATATTGCGCTCAACTACCTTGGTGCGGCCTACCGAGAGCAGTGCCGCCAGCTCACCACAGTCCCTGCGCGCCAGAGCATCGGCGCAGTCAGGACGGGAGAGGATTTCGTCGCGGAGTGTCATGATTAAGAAATCCTGAGAAGTGCATTAGTCAAATCATTGGTAGGCATTGTCAGCGTGAAGGTAGCGGCAGTTACCGTAGTAGCACCAAAGGTATTCACTGATACGGCATTCTTGCCGGATGCTGTGTTGTTGTAGATCATCACACAATCAAATGAAGTGGAAAGCGTCACTGTGCCAAAGGCAAGTGAAGCAGATGGTGTCCAGAAGGCAACAACACCAGTTCCACCAGCATTCGATGGGGCTGTGGCATTTGGAACAGTAATACCTCCTGCGGTATATCCTGACCCTGATACTTCGCCCGTAGCGGTATATGCGGTCGAGTCAGCGTTGATCGTGGCAGTTGCAAGGTACAAGGCCGCTTTGAAAGTATCCGCAGCAGTGGTTCCCCGTACTACGCTAGTTCCAAAAGCATGAAGTCCATTAAGAAGATCAAGCCTGAAAGTTTTTGGGATAGCTTGTGTATTAGCCATTATATTTTCTCCAATTCAGAGTTAAGTTGTTGCCCTTGTTTTATATAAACATGCGCTGATTGCTTAACAATCTCGCCATCAAGCGTATATGTTTCAATGAATTTCATATATGAATCTGTATCCTCCCACGAATGTGAATAAACCAAATCCTTGATAGGAAGATTACCCTTGATAGTATAAATCAATGGTTCATCAGTGTTTTGCATAATTTTTATAATTTCTCCTATTGTGCTGTGTAGGTATCGCCAGAAGGTGCAGTTATTTTAACTGTTCTCCCCTGTTTTTTAAGTTCTATGTCTTGTTTCTTCAAATCAAGTTCCTGTTTCTTCATAGCGTGCTCATCAAGTTTCATCGCAATATCAATATGCTTATTTTTAAGCTCATTGGCAGTATGCGCCATCTGCATTTTTGTAATATCAATCTTGCTGTTAATGTCTTTTTCCTTGAGCATCAAATCAGCGATTTTTGCTCTCTTTTCAAAGTCTTTACTTTCGTTATCTTCATTGAGATTGTTTGAGATTGCCGTCAGAATCTTAGCCTTCACAACATCAGGGGCAAGTTGAGCATCTACTACTGCTTTCTGTGCTTCGGCCTGTGTTTTCTTCACATCAGCCTGTTTCTGCTGTATATCGAGCATGAGTGATTGCTGTTGCGCTTGCATAACCTGCGGATCAGGTTGCGATTGTGCTTTCATCTGTTCAAGCATTTCCTGCTTGTTATGCAACGATGAATTCTCGATAATTCCCTGCATTAACACAGGTGTTAGTGGAGAATTTGCGCCCAATGTCTGAATCAGGAATGCAAGTTGTCTCTGCTCATACTCACGGGCAATAATTCCGAGTGTTGCAGTAGGGATAAATTTCACATCCAATGCAGGATACCGTTCAGGATCGAACTGCATATACCGCCATGTAGCCTTGTAGATAAACGGAATCAGGAAATCCTCCTGAAAGTTTATCAATGTGCGCTTGTACTTCTTAATCATTGTGGCTGTAGCCATATCCATGTTGCCATCACGTGAAACTTGCGATACCTGGCCAGCAGAATCTACTGTTCCTGTGGCCATCAGCAACATGCGCTCCAATTCCTTGCTTGTTTCCATCTGAACACCGTCCATCGTGCCAAACTTGAATGGAAACATGATTTCCTGCGGATTACCATTAACCAGAATGTTTTTACCTGGCTGAATCTCGAACTTCATGCCACGAGGCAATCTTGTCGCATCCATTCCCATCATTGGCGCAGTTGTTAGCGCCATTGTGTCAAAGTGAGACCGAATAGATGAGTCAATTCCAGACTGTGCATTAAGCGATTTTTCAGCCGTACCACGGCCAAGTATCCTATTCGGCACTGTATCTGCCTGATAGCATACAATCGGCCTATCTTGCATCATATATGGAGATTCTTCTGCTTTCAGAATAATCCCGTCATTAGCGATGACAACAATCGCCTCAACCATATCTGCGTAATCCTCGAACTCATCACGGATCGCAGGTTCATCAGGCATAACGATTGGCTCATCCTCAATATCATCATGTGTAAGGTATTCACGAGGAACAAGGCCATAATACGTCAGCATCAGCACCTTATCATCACGGTATTCAGTCAATTCATTGCCACTTTCAAGCGAATTGTCCTTATACATCGTAGAAATATCTACATCTCTGTATTTCCCGCTTTTTATGCCCTGAATGATTTTATGCACAGACACATATCTCTCTATAGCAACACCCATGCAATCATCAATAGATGTTCCGTTAGGGTCAAACAGGAAGTTTTTTGGATTAACAGGGTTTAATCTTACAGAAACACGCTCTGATTCTCCTATGCCATACACTGCCATGCCATTACCAGCAGGTTGCTGCATAGGCTTGTACTGTCTCTGTGTTGAAACAGTAATTTCACCAATACCAGTCCCATAAATCTCTCCAAGAAGCGAGGTATTTTCTATGGATTTTCTTATTTTATCTTTGTCAAAATCTTCTTTTAGCTGATTTTTTAGCTTCTCTACATCAAGTTTTGTCCCATTTGCGTCAACAAGATCATCCTTAATATCAAAGTATTCATTTTGCCCAAAAATCGCTTCCATGATCTCAGCATGGCGCGTTTCTATCGCTTGCTGTGTTGCTGGAGAAACAAATTTGCTACGTTCTGACTTTCTTGTACGATCAGTTTCATCAAATTTACCGTAAAAATTACGCTCATACCTGTTCCAGTTATCAATGAAGTTCTGATCCCGGTAATCTCTCCACTGATCTACGTGTCTAATGATGAATCTTAGAAGTTCATCATCATTTCTGGTTGGCTCATAGAATTGTTTTTGGTTATCACCAAGAATATCAACAATCTGTTCATTATCAGAGTTATCTATGATGTTATCCATACGTCTTAAATCCCTGTGATTGAATCAAATTCTTCATATTCATAGTTATTATATGAACTCGATTGAAGATAGCTCGTTTTTTGCACGTGCTGTATATATGCCAAGGCGTCCAACAAATCGTCGTGAACTCTTTTAGATGGGAACGCCAACATTTCCCGCTTTATCTCATCCCAATTCTCATCTTCATTAAACACAATGCGGCCATGTTCCATCAACCCCTGCAAAGCATACGTAATTCTGTTCTCTTTTGCAATACCACCAGTCGAAATCGCCTCAATATGGGCAAACTGCTGGTTCTTTCGCATCAAATCCTCAAGATACGGCAATATCGCCCGCATCAATGGCCCCTTCTCGATTCCTACAGCCAGTGGCTTATGTGCCCTGATATTCAATAAAACCCTGACAACAGACTCTCTAACGTCCCATCGGCCATAATCAATCTTCTGAACCCACCACTTACCGTCATCATATACCCTTACAACAGCAATAGCAAAATAGTCCAATTTGCTTTTTTTGCCTGATTCAGTGGTTACACCGCTATATCCAGCAGGATCAATAGCAATATATGTGGAATACTCACCATCAGGTGCTTTCCCTGTCTTGAACCACTCCAATCTAAGTATATTCGCCCCTGTCGTATCCCACGACGCCTCATATTCACGTAGGAACTCTGCTGTTCCCATGCGTTTTCTGGCTGATTCTATCTCCGCCTTATCAATAAACGGATTATCCGCTGTCGTAAAGTGCCACGACTTCCAATCTTTATCCTCACCAGATTCACCATAATCAAACATCTTACGGAATTCTTCCGCCTCTGGCTCTGGCGTTCCAATGAACAGCGCCCCACCCTTCATATCAGTCAGCGACGGACTTACACTATTCTCCCATGTGCCAGATTTAATATCCTTCATCTCATCCATAACCACGTAGTACAGCTTCTTACCACGCAATCTATCAGGCTTATCCGCCCCACGTATCTGTATTTTCACCCCATTCTTCAGCCTAATATCACCATCATTGATATGCGCCTTCGCAATAATATCCTTCCCAAGATCGAGCACCAAATCCCACATCAAATCGTATGCCATCCCCTGCGTCGGCGCAACATACATCACCCTCGCATCTCTCGCAGGGCACTCAATCCCCTTCGTCAACAGCATAACCGCCGACAATCGCGTTTTACCGCAGCGCCGTCCAGCAACGATTACCTTGAATCGCGTTGTGTCCCCATACACAATTCTCTGCCATGGAGATAAATCCAGCCTGATCTCAGCCATACTTTTTTATACTCCACATCAATCGCTGTGTTTTACTTCAATAAACTCACCTTCAATAACACCGGGCTTGGACTCCAGCTCTGGATGCGTCGATCCAATCACAATCTTAAAACTAATATCACCTCCATTCCCAATCCCTGCTCCATCACCCCAGGTATCCCTATCCAGCTTCGCCGCTACCTTCATGTAGTGATCACTCTGCAACTTCGCCACCCCAAGTGTCTCCTGATCGGCATTCTTAACAACATCCATCGCCTTCCATTCCAACTCATCAGCCCGCGCCTTACGCGCAACATCAAATACCTCTGGACAATTCTCTAATACCCATCCCTTCAACACCGTATAACTAATCCCAAGGTCATTAGCAATCTTGCTCGGCTGATTACCTTCAAATAACTGATTAGTCAGATAATCATACAGCCATTCATGGCCTCGCTCCGCAACAATCGAATCAAGAATCGCATACTGTTGCCGTTTAAGTTTTCCCATGATTACTTCCTTCTTCCTGCAAGTGATGATTGTGTTCCATAATTAACTCGAACAATCTCACTCCACGCTCAGGTATATTTACTTTCCCACTTTCCCACCTCGCCCATGTCCTTGGCGATACAAGCGCATATCCCGCTGCTTGCGCTATCGTCATTCTCGCATTAACGCGCATTTGCTTCAATTCTTTGGCTTCCATTGGTATAGTATGACATATTGTCATTGGAGTGGCAATCATTATTTTTTTTATTTTTTTTTGTGGGGAATGGTGTTACTAAAAATTTTCACGCGCGAACATCGTCAGTACCCCCCCCCCAGTTAGTACTCACTAACCAACGAGCAGCACACCACTAGCACACCGGCAAGGCATGGCATTGGGTGTCATGCCGTCCTGCACACTGTCCACGTTACCTGGTTAGCTGCTGATACCTGCGACTATATTCATGCTGCCCATGCTGGCAGAGTTGATGAGTAACCGGGCTGGAAGCTGCGGATCCTTGGAGGCAAAGGTCGCGATGTTCATGACGGATGTGGCGCTTGTGGCGGATTGTTTGCAAAGTGATTTTGCATATAGCAGATATGGCGCTTATGGCAGATATGGCGGATTATCTGGGAAAGTGGGAAAGTAAATATACCTGAGCGTGGAGTGAGATTGTTCGAGTTAATTATGGAACACAATCATCACT